CAGGTCGAGGTGTCTATGAAGTTCTACCGCAAGCTCGTGGAGAGCGCGCACGTAGACGCGCACCCGGAGGACGAGAAATACAAGAAGGCCGCGAAGCCTAAGAAGGCAGCAGCCCCAGTAGATACGGAACCCGAAAACACTCCTGAATAATGGCCCAGACAACCGGATTTTTGAATGCCTCGAGCATTCGCTTTTTTACCGGCACCACCGACGGAACCCACACGGCCGTCGGACTTGTGACCGAGTGCAGCATCTCCATCAGCACGGACGTGCGCGACATCACTACGAAGACCTCTGCAGGCTGGAAGGAAATCTTGCCGGCGCTGAAGTCCGCATCTATCAACGTCAGCGGCTACTTTGCAGAGGACGCTACGAACAGCTTCAACGCTTTGGTCGACTACCAAATTGCAGGCACCAAGGTTTTCGCGGTATTCTCGAACGTTGGATCTGGATCTACGCCGAACGTTGGTGACGAGGAGTTCGACGTGGCCGGCTACATCACTTCCATCGAGCAGACCGCTGGCTTCGAGGACAACGTGACCTGGTCGTTGACGATGGACCTGACCGGCGCCGTAGTACGTGAGGTGATCGCATGACCGTAACCATCGGCACTGAGATATTCCAGCTGCGCGCCTCCCTGGGTGCGTGGCGGAAGTTTGAACGGAACACCGGCATCCGCATCGCGGCCATCGACCAGAACGACGTCACCGTCATCGCTGAGCTTCTGTACTACTTCGCCGAGGCAGGGGCCAAGGCAGAAGGCGCAGAGTTCGACTACGACGTGGACAGCTTCTTGGACCTGTGCGAGGTCAGCGAGTTGCCCAAGCTGAGCGAAGCGGTCAGCACCCTGCTCGGCGGAGACGCCCAAAAAAAAAGCGGGGCAAAGGCAAGCCGGTAAACTGGGATGAGATTGAGGCGATGGGGTTGGGCCAGCTTGGCCTGACCCCGTCGGCGCTTTACGGCCTCACCTTCGACGAGTTCAACAACGCCCTGACCGGCATGTACGAGCTGATGGAGCAGCGCGAGCAGAGGGAGTGGGAGCGCACGAGGTGGATGGCTACCATGCTGCTGAACCCACATACCAAGAAACGCCTGTCACCCACCGACCTCATCGAGTTCCCCTGGGAGAAGAAGTCCAAACCTGCTGCGGATGGCATGGCTATCTTGCGGCAAATAGCACGAAAGAATGGCTAAGCTCGGCGACCTTATAGTCCGCGTAGGTGCGGACACCCGGGAGTTCAACCGCGAGCTGGGCAAGATCCAGCGGAAGATACGGGAGACCTCGGACAACATTATGGACATGGGGAAGGCCATGTCGATGGGCGTGACGTTACCCATTGCCGGGTTGGGCGCTGCAGCTGTGAAGGCTGCCGCCGACCTGGAGACCATGGAGACGCAATTTATTTCGCTCACAGGAGGCGCGGAGCAGGCCGCCGCTATGGTGGACCAGCTCAACCAATTCGCTGCAGCTACGCCCTTCCAAATCGAGGAAATCGCAGGCGCTGCTCGCCAGCTGCTGGCGGCCGGCACGGACATCTCCCAGGTGAACGAGCAGCTGCAGTTCCTCGGCGACATCGCAGCGACCTCCGGCGCAAGCATCGAGGAGATTACAGCCATCTTCGCGAAGGTCCAGGCCAAGGGCAAGGTGGAGCTGGAGAACTTGAACCAGCTGGCCGAGCGCGGCATCCCCATCTTCAAGGCGCTGAGCGATGCCACCGGCCTGCCGGCGGACAAGCTGGGAGCCGGGGCCGTCAGCGTCCAGCAGTTCAACGACGTGCTGAAGGGCTTTGCCCAGGAGGGAGGCTTCGCGGCCGGCGCCATGGAGCGCCTGTCGCAGACGGCAGCCGGAAAGTTCAGCACGGCCATGGACAACCTGAAGCAGGCCGGCGCGGAGATAGGGCGCATCCTGCTGCCGTACGTGACCGCCGCCATCGACAAGGTGACAGAGCTGGCGGGCAAGTTCATGAACCTGGACGAGGGCACGCAAAAGACCATCGTGGCCATTGCTGCCCTTGCCGCATCCATTGGTCCGGCTATCATGGCGTTTGCTGCTTACACAAAGGCTATGGCAGGCATACAGGTTGCTATGGCTGCAGCTAAGGCCGCCGGCATCGCCCTGAACGCCACGCTGCTCACCAATCCAATTACCGGAGTGGCCGTAGCTATCGCCGCAGCCATCGCCCTCATCATTGCCAACTGGGACCAGATCCACGCATACTTCACCAGCGGCGACGGGAGCAAGACCTGGGACCAGCTCAAGCAGACGGTGATGGCGGCAGTTGAAGCCATACAGGAGTTGTGGCAGCGTTTCGTTGCTATCCTTAAAATGGTTTGGGATGAGTTTGGTGACGACTTTATAGGCATTATTGGCAACGCCTTGGACATGGTCTTTGGCATATTCCGTGGCGTCTTCGGTGTCATCGGCAACTTGTTCCAAGCATTTAGCAGCCTGCTGAAGGGCGACTGGCAAGCTTTTTTTGGGTTCCTTGGCAACGTCGCTGCAACCATTCTGCAGACGGTTGTGCGCACTGTCATAGGAGCGTTGGAAATGATTGGTCGCGGGGTTGATGGGTTACTCAACGCAGTTGGCATCAACAGCAACATCGGCGGGTGGCTGGATGGATTGCAGAGCAAAACTGATGCATTTTTTGAGAGCATCAAGTACAAGGCTGACGACGCCACTGAATCGGTAGCAAAATTTAGCGACAAGCTCGCGGCCATTCCTGCACCCACGTTGCCAGTTCCCACCGGTGGAACGGGTGGAGGTGGAGCGGGTGGCGCAGGTGAAGAAGGACCAGGAAAGGCACCAGGCACGATGACGGCGGCGCCTACCCTCGCACCGCAACAGATTGCCAACCCGCTGCTGATGGCGCCAAAGCTGATGCAGGAGACGGTGGAGCAGAACCTCGGACAGCTGGCGGTGCTCGAGATGAACACCAAATACTACGCCGAGCTGATAGCCCAGCACTGGGATGTGACCACGAACGCGGTCTTTGGGTTTGCCGAGCAGTTTGGCACCATGGTGGCAGACGTAGCTACCGGGGCCATGACGGTAGGGGAGATGGTTAAGCAGATGGCGTTGCAAACCATCAAGAGCGTCATCGGCATGATTAAGGCAAACGTAATTGCCAACGCCACCAACCCGCTCAACCCTGCCAACATCGCGTCAGGAGGTTTGGCTACGCCTGCTCTAATCGTGGCCGGCCTGAGCCTGGTGGAAGGATTCCTGAACCAGGCCATGGCGTTCGCCGACGGTGGCATCGTGAGCGGCCCTACGCTGGGCCTCGTGGGTGAGTACCCTGGAGCACGTACCAACCCGGAGGTCATCGCTCCGCTCGACAAGCTGCGCAGCATGATGGGCGGCATGGGCGGCAACGTCGTGGTCACCGGCCGCCTCGACGGGCGAGACATCCTGCTCAGCTCCGAGCGTTCTACCATTGACCGTTACCGCACAAGAGGTTACTGATGCCAGCACCAGCTGTACGCCTACGGGCAGAGTTTAGCGACATCCTCGGCGAGGAGTGGCAGCTCAACATCCATGACGCCGACTATGGCGGCAGCATCGTCACGTTCAACGTGGGCGGAGATGCCTACGTCCTGCGCTACGAGGGCAACAACGAGGACCGGCACCAGCCTGTCATCGGCAGCACCCTCGAGTTCAGCATCGTGGAGAACGCCGCCGGCATCACTACGTTCCTGGACTACCTGCCGAGCAGCCAGGACGGGGAGCTGACGGTGACCTTGCGTTACGATCCCGACGGGGTGAACACGCTGTACTGGGCGGGCGTCATCCTGCCGGAGCAGGTGGTGCGCCAAGACCAGGCTTACCCTGCCGAGGTGCGCATCATTGCAGCTGATGACCTGGGCAACCTCGCCGGCATCCTTTTCAACGACAACGGCACACCCTACGACTACGCTGACGGGCGCAGCATCCGCGAGTACATCGTGAAGCACTGCCTGGGCAAGCTGCGCACCACCGACCACTGGGGAGCGACGGACATCTTCGCAAGCCTGGACAGCGCCTTCACTCCCACCAACCTCTACGGCACGGGCGACTATTTCAGCAATCTGGTGGTGAACACGGAGACGTGGTTGAATCCTGGGGAGAACGGCGTGACGGAATACTACACCACGCTGGAGGTGCTGCAGTCCTTCTGCCGCGTGTTCAACGCCCGCCTGTTCCTGGCGAACGGCCGCTTCTGGTTTATCCCAGTTACCAGCCACCACGACAGTGCCACGCTCACATACCTGAACTACTACAGCAGCGGCAGCTATACCAGCAGCAGCACTGTCGACGTAGGCCTGACGCTGCAGACCGACTTGATTAAGGAGGCCGGATGGGAATACACCTACCAACTCCCGCTCAAGGAGGTGCGCCGCACGTTTAAGTTCGGAGCGCAGCAGAGCATCGCCGGCGTAGCCGAGCACCTCGAGGCGGACTTCGGAACGGACGCCATCAACATAGCCGACTACACCTTTGCAGCTGGCACCAGGTTCCGCGTGACGTTTGTGAACGGCCACTACATGACGGCGCAGGGTGGCAACAACACGCTGGCCCGCGTGGACGTAATCTTCCTGCTTAAGGTGGGCAGCTACTACCACCGCTGGGAACATACCTACAGCGGCACGGCCTATTACTACGACTTCTTCAACAGCCACGCTCCGACCGTTTACGGCACGCCTGAATGGACGACGGACAACACGGACCGCACGTACGTACGGGTGCGCAACGTCAACAAAGCGACGGGTGTAGCTTACCCAACCATCGACCCGCTCGGCGTCCCTGGCAACATCCCGGCAGAGTTTACCACGGCAGAGTTGCCGGCGGAATCTTCGGGCATTCAGCTGCGCGTAGGGTTCCAAGTGCTGAACACGAACGGCACGGTGAACACCACTTGGACGAACGCTACGAACGTCAACCTGTGGGACATAGCTGTATACGTAGAAGGCAACGAGGGCGACACCATTGACTACGTCGCTACCAACGCACTGAACGCACGATCCAAACTGGACAACGGGCAGGTGCTCATCGGCAGCATCAGCAGCAACCAGGCACGCGGTCAGATATTTGTAAAGACCGGTGCCAGCACTTTCTCCAGGACGGAAACCTGGAGCAGCACCACCTTTGCCGGCACCTACGACATCAACGAGCTGGGCGTGCAGGAGGTGCTGCGCGGGCAGAAGAACCCGCTGTACATCGAGCGCGGCAGCATCTACGCCAACGACAGCACCAAGCTGCTGCACATGTACAACGTGGTGCTCAGCGACAGCCGGCGCATGGGCATCTACCAGTACAGCTACAACGGCAGGATGCGCCGCTATGACGTGGAGCTGTTCCACATCACCGGCAGCGCCAGCGACGTCAGCGTGGTGGCCAAGCCGCCCAAGGTGCTCAACCCGCCGGTAGCTCCGTCGCCTGGCAGTTCTACCCTTGGCTTTCTCGACGAGATATCGACTACTAAAGCAGACGTCGCCACGCTGGAGACTAACCTGACGACAATCGACAGCAAGCTTGAGCTGATATACAAGACGTTCCAGCCGTTAGGCGACGACTACGCCAGCACCAAAATCACCTACGAACAGGACAAGACCGACGGCATGAGCGTGGAGCTGACCTCCAGCTCTATCTTTATGGCCTCCGCTTCCGGCAACAGCACGGTGACGCTGTCCGAGAACAGCCCCGGCATCTTCGAGGTCTACCTCCAAGACAACGAAACACCAGGCGCGCAGCAGCTGGTCATGTACGCCACCGCCGACAAAATCAAAGCCGGTCTGGTAGGCATCAATACCGCCGCACCGGACAGCGCGCTACACGTCGTAGGACAGGCCAAGGTTCAAGGCAACATTGTGGTGAGTGGTACTGTGGACGGCGTGGACATTAGTGCCCTCAAAACGACCGTAGACGGTCTGTCCGTGGGGACCGGCGACACTTCCAACTTCTGGGCTTTCTATCTTGCAGATTAAATGGCTATCAACTACAAGCTCGTCACCGCTACCAGTGACGCCTCCTCGCCGGACACCGTCTTCACCGCTACGGCGGTGGCTACGCACGTCAAGTCCATCCGGATTGCGAACGAAAGCGGCGGAGCACTCACCTACCA